ACAAAAAGCCAACAAGCAAAAACAATACAAACCACGTAAAGTAATGCTTATTGGCAACCATGAGTTCCGTATTAACAAAGCCATTAATTCAGATCCTAAACTTGATGGTGTTTTATCTATCTCCGATTTAAAGTATGAAAAATATTGGGATGAAGTTTATCCATTTCTTGAAGTCGTTGTTATTGACGGCGTGGCTTACAGCCATTACTTTATTAGTGGTCAGTATGGCCGGCCTTGCTCAAGTGCTGCGGCTATGCTTACTAAAAAGCATCAGTCATGTATCGCTGGACACCAGCAAGGCTTACAAATTGCAATGGGACATCGCGCGGATGGGAACCCAATCACAGGGATCATTGCAGGCTCTTTTTATGAACATGATGAAGACTATCTGGGAGCCCAAGGAAACAAACACTGGAGAGGCTTCTTGGTCCTCCATGCCGTCAAAGAAGGATCCTTTGATGTGATGCCAGTTAGCTTAGCATATCTTAAACAAAAATATGTATAAACCTGGGACAAAAGAATACCATGCTGTAAAAAGTCGAGAACATTATCAAAGGCAAAGTGATGAATGGAAAGCAGAGCGTTCTAAATATCGTACAATAAAACGCCGTGAAAAGAAAGCTAACGCCGTTATATTTTTTGGAAGTAAATGTGCTCATTGTAACCATAGTTTCCCTGATTGTGTTTATGAATTTCATCATATTAATCATTCTGAAAAAGATGTGACCCCCTCAAAATTATTTTTATTGACAGATGAGCGTATTTATACAGAATTAGCTAAATGTATTATGTTATGTGCGAATTGTCATCGTCTGGTTCATCATGCCGATGAATATAAATCTCATACAAAACGAAAGTATTTAAAAGGAAAGTATGGCAGCTAACGATAAACAAATTGGCGGTAGTCATTATAAAGAAGCAGGGATTGAGTGTTGGGACTATATTGTAGCTAACAAGTTAGGATATCTCGAAGGCACTGCAATTAAATATCTTACCCGTTGGCAAAAAAAGAACGGAGTGGAAGACCTCAAAAAAGCCATTCACTTCATTGAAAAACTTATTGAAGTTGAGGAATTAAAGAATGGAAAATCTTCTACTGGAATATCAACTTTCCCTACTTGGGGTACTGCTGCCCCTGGTAATTGGACTCGGGTGTATTAATCTATGGAAAAAGAATACATGAATTATGTTATTGGAAAAACTATCCCTGTGGACCCTCCTGGGGATGTTGATTCTCAATGTGATGTGGACGGATCAAACTTTTGGAATAATCTTTCGGAAGTATCTATAATTAGTGCAGCTTTTACAAGCATTAGCTTCTGGAACTCACATTTAATTCCTGAGGGATTGATTGAAGACTCTGTATGAAAGACAAAGAATTATTAGACTTAATAGCAGCTAAATTAAGCATTGAAGAAATCCTTGATATCTTAGGCTGGACTAACTATGAGCTAGTAGAAGCTCTACAGGATTACGTAGAAGAGTTTGAAGACGAGTTTCGAGAGGCAACTGAGTGAAAGTAATCATTGCTGGTAGTCGGACTTTATCAAATATAAATCTGGTATCTCAAGCTGTAGTACGTGCTGGAAATTACTGGATGTCTGAAGACCAAGAGAACTGGCAAAAGTACATGTTTACAGAAGTAGTCTCTGGGGGTGCTCAAGGGGTAGATTTTCTAGCAGAACTTTATGCAAAAAAGAAATCTCTTCCTTTTAAAGAGTTCAAAGCAGACTGGGAACAGTTTGGTAAAAAGGCTGGGTTCTTACGTAACAGCGAAATGGCTGACTATGCAGATGGTTTAGTTGCTGTATGGGATGGTCATTCTAAAGGAACCTTTCATATGATTGCCGAAATGGTAAAACGTAATAAACTTGTTTATGTACAGTGCCCATGATCCAAAAAACTAAGACTCGGAGAGAACTAGACTCTGAGAACAAACGTGGTAAGAAACGATATCTTGAACGCCAAGTTGAAGAACAAGAAGCTGAGCAAGAAATAAAGGAATACGATCGTAATGAATCCTTGGACGACAGAGATGAAACTCCTTTGGGCAAGTGGTCTAATTGAAGGGGAGGGATGTTTTATTTTATCTAAAGATAAACGAAGTAATTATCATAAAACAGCAATTCAAGTAGAAATGACTGATCTTGATACTTTAGAACAATTAAAAGCTATTTTAGGTGGTACAATAATTGAAAGTAATTATCCTTCTAAATTTAAAAATCATCCTAATGCAAAATTTTCATGGCGATGGTACATTCATAAACAAAAAGAAGTTTTTGATTGTTTACTAAAAATAATGCCCTATTTAAAAGCTAGGCGATTAGCAAAAGCCCAAAAGCTTTTTAATTATTTGGAGCCGAAAATTGTTGGTTAAATTAATTTGGACAACTCCTAATGGAGAACAGCTTATTGGAGATATGGCAAGAGTTAGTGCTCCAGAAAATCAAGGAAAAGATTCTAGTAAACTTATTCAATTTTTGATTAAAAACCATCATTGGTCCCCACTAGAAATGGCTAATGCATGTTTTGAAATTAACACTACTCGTGATATTGCAAGGCAATTGCTTCGTCACCGTAGTTTTTCTTTCCAAGAATTTAGTCAACGATATGCTGATGTAACTAAATTAGAAGAAGCTCCTTTACGTACAGCTAGACTTCAAGATACAAAAAATCGACAAAATAGTTTAAATACTACCGATCAAAACTTAATTGATTGGTGGGATGAACATCAGATTACATTAAGTAATCAAGCAATATTAACGTATAATGAAGCACTAAAAAAAGGAATTGCTAAAGAAGTAGCAAGAGCAATTCTCCCAGAAGGACTTACAATGAGTAAGATGTATATGAATGGTACCATTAGATCTTGGTATCATTTTTGTCAACTTAGATGTGGTAATGGCACACAAAAAGAAACAAAACAGATTGCTGATTCTATTAAAGAAGAATTAAAACAACATTATCCTAATATTTGGAGTACTATTGACAACTAACGAATTCAGGAACTCATTTGGTGAAACCATATTCAGATTTAAATACGCCCAAGGACCAGGAGATACTTGGGCAAAACTTGCAGACAGACTTGTCGATGACGTGTGTGGTACACGAGGAGGTACGCTTACCCCTCTTATGCAAACAGATGATCGGAGAGAGCTTGCAGAACATATTAAAAGATTTCGATTTTTGCCTGGTGGCCGTTACCTTTACTACGCAGGTAGGCCCTACAAAGCGTACAACAACTGTTACCTTCTCCGTGCCGAAGAAGACACTAGAGAAGAATGGAGCGCAGTAACATGGCGAGCAATGTCTTGTTTAATGACAGGGGGTGGAATTGGCATTGATTATAGCAGGCTTAGACCGGCCGGCAAAGCTCTTTCTAGAACAGGAGGCACAGCGTCTGGGCCGATACCTCTTATGTATGCCATTAATGAAATCGGGCGAAATGTCATGCAAGGAGGTTCAAGACGATCTGCAATTTATGCTTCGCTCAATTGGCGACATGAAGATATCAATCAATTTCTTCGAGCAAAAAATTGGTCAGATGTTGTCCGAGAGCAAAAGCTAAAAGACTTTAATTTCCCTGGTCCACTGGATATGACTAATATCTCAGTGAACTATGATGATGCGGCTTTAGGATATCCTTTTTATCAGATTGTAGAAGAAAATCCAAACGATTCTATTTCTAAACTAAAAGATAATCCAATTTTCCTAGAGAATTGTAAACAAGCTATGATGACTGGGGAACCAGGATTTAGCTTTAACTTTGGAAGTAAACAAAATGAAACACTCCGTAATGCTTGTACGGAAGTTACTTCAGAAGATGACTCTGACGTATGCAATCTTGGTAGTATCAATCTTGGCGCTATTTCGTCTTTGGACGAATTCCGGGATGTGGTTAACTTGGCAAGCAAATTTCTCGTTTGTGGAACGCTCCGGGCTGATTTACCCTACGACAAGGTCTATCGTGTGCGAGAGAAAAACCGCCGACTGGGACTTGGTCTTATGGGAATCCATGAGTGGCTCCTACAGAGAGGACAAGCCTATGAAGTCACCCCAGAACTCCACGAATGGTTAAAGGTCTATCAACATGAATCCAAACGATCGGCCGATGATCACTGTGACCGGTTCTATATCAGTCGTCCAGTTGCATACCGAGCTATCGCACCTACAGGCTCTATCGGCATCCTTGCTGGCACAACAACCGGAATTGAACCTCTATTTGCCGTTGCCTACAAGCGTCGATTCCTTACTGAAGGTACTAAGTGGAAGTACCAATACGTCGTCGATCCAACAGCCCAAGACCTAATTAATCGATATTCAGTAAAACCAGAATCAATTACCTCAGCACTAGATTTAAGTACAGATTATGAACGAAGAATCAAATTCCAAGCAGACATACAAGATTACGTTGACATGTCAATCTCATCCACTATTAATTTACCTGCTTGGGGATCAAAAGAAAACAACGAAGATCAAGTCCCACGTTTTACCGAAACTCTCGCTAAATACGCCACACGGTTACGTGGATTTACCTGTTATCCAGATGGAAGTAGAGGAGGACAACCCCTCACCTCAGTCCCCTACGAAGAAGCAATCAAGCACAAAGACGCAGTGTATGATGAAGTCATCGACATCTGTGAGTGGACAGGGCACGGGGGAAGTTGCGGAGTCTAATCTTACAGACAATCGAAGAGAATCCAATTGGGGATCTGATTGGGTAGACGATGGTACATAAAACAGGATGGCGATATAGTTCGGAGAAAATACCGGATCCTAAACATCATTATTATGTAGTTGTAAAAGTAAGTTTACATGATCCTATTGAAGAAATGCCATTTCTTCCTAATGCGATTAAACAACGTGTATTTAATGCTATTACACAACATATACGACATACATACACAAAGCAATTTGAGTATCGTAATATCAAAGTAAAGTTGGATCATATTGTAGACTTGAAT